TTCAAAACACTGCGCTGTTGAAAAGTGATACTTCAAGCAATCACCCCTTCCATCCGGTACTTGGTCAACCATGGATGCCACACCCTTTGAAAATAGTGATAGTCACCCATTGCCCCAACATCATCACCTGCTTGCAGGTTTCCGATCAGTGACTTGAATCTATGGAAGTCCTGCGGATATAGCAGGATACCAAAACCACCACACTGGTGTATGTCCCTGATGTTTTTGATCTGCAGACCGGAAGGTTTTCCGGTCTTGGACTTGACTTCCAAACCGATGAAGTAACCATGACAGCAGACCAGAATATCAGGGACACCTGACTTGGTGAATTCTCCACCCCCCCATTTACCAGTACTTGATATACCAACAACCTGTTTCTTTCAGAAACTCTTTCACTCTGTTTTCAAAGTTTTTTTCAGCACCCAAGTACAAAATCACCCCCTTTCAATCTTTAAACAATAATCACTTCACCTGAATCCTGACAGAAGATTTCACATTGGACACTTTGTTATACTGTTCCAGATCAATGTCCGGATGATCTTTCTGCAGTGCTTTCTTATCGAATGTTTTTCTGGTTGTAGGTGCTACATAACTGACAGAAATCCTGTCATTTTCAAACTTCTTGATGTTATGTTCTTCCATCGCTTTCAGCAGGGATTCTTTGATTTCAGCGATCTTTGCTTCTGTTTCCTTCAGCCTGACCATCAGATCAGTGACATCATCCATGTTATAGGGAAGGACTTTCTGGATCTGTTCCAGACCCGTTTCTTCTTCAACAATGTCAGGACACCTTTCTTCATCCTGACCATCAAGACAGGCATACCCACACCCATCAAAGTCAGGACACCAATAGCAACAGATATCCTTCCCACATTCTGGTGTTTTTTCCATTGCAAGTTTACATTTGTAAATCATGATTAAAACCTTTCTTCATTTGCGATACAAAACAGGAAGATCCATCCGAATGACACAATCAGGATCAGTCCCATCACCACAGGATCCCAATCACTTTCCACTGTTGAGAAGATCAGACCGATTGCACCAAGTGCCACCACTGTGATGATATTAAGGATTGTATTCTTCAAATAACGCATCTGTGTAATCCTTTCTCTGTTCCAGTGTCTGCAGGATCTGTTCTTCAACACTTCCCTGACAGATCAGCAGATAGTAAAAACAGGTCTGCTTCTGTCCGATCCGGTGTATTCGTTTCTTGGATTGTTCAAACTGTTCACTGGACAATGGAAGCGTGAAATACACTATCCTGTTGGATTCCTGCAGGTTAAGACCCATAGATCCGGATTGATACTGACACAGGACAACACTGTTGGATTCCTTTTCATAGGCTGTCAGATCCTTGTTGTGTCCATTGATTTCTGATATAGGTCTTTCCTGATCGATGCAAACACTTCTTAGCTGTGTAAGTTCTGCATCAAAGTTATAAAACACCACCAGTCTGTCATTGGTTGACTGTAACAAATCCCTAAATGCTTCAAGTTTGTCCTTGTTGTACTGACCGCATAACTGCCTTGAACAAAGTAGCGCAGTCAGGGAAGTGTCACCCACCAGTTCCGCACCATCCACCATCACCATCCTGTTCTTCCTGAATGTCTTATATTCCTTGGTAACAGGAACATGGATCTGTTGGAAGATCTGGTCAGGAAGGTCAATCACTTCTTCAGTCTTCAGGAAGACAGCACCATGTTCCGCAAATTTGCGCTTCAACCTGTCCACATTTTTATATGGATTGTTTTTATCAACAATCTTGTGAATAAACCCACCAACATCCAGATTGATCCGGTTCACATACATTTTGTCAAAAGCTGTTTCTGTGATCTTCCAACCAAGCAACCTGCCCTGCGTCCACAGATTTTCATACTTGCCACCAACAGGACTTCCAGACAGCAGGATCACATGTGATGGACGCATCATCATGATAAATTTGGTCTGCTTCGCTTTGGGATTCTGGATCAGGGATGATTCATCCAACATCAGGACAAAATCCTGCAGGTTCAGCAGGTCTTTCCTTCGCCATGCTAATTCGTAGTTAATCACACCATAGACAGCAAACCTGTCACCCATGGACAAACCCATGTAAGTCCTGAATTGCTTTGGAACAGTCAGGTCAAACGTCCGGACACCATACAGACCAAGATGATCCATCCAGTCCTTGACCTTGGACTTCTGACAGACAATCAGATTCACCCTTTTGTCAAACCGGATCATAGCTTCAGATCCGGTGTATGTCTTCCCAAGACCTAACCCATGTCATGGAAAAATGCTATGTTGCGGAAACTTCTGGTGTCATCCAGTGCTTTCTGCTGATGCGGATACAATTTCAATGACATGTTGCTTCATCACCCCCTTCCTTATTCCAGACCAACCTTCCATTCATCCAGATGACCATAGACATCAAAGTGATATTCAGCATCATTGATCCAGATCCATTCATCTTTTGCCATCCTTCCAAGTGGTCTTTCGTCTGAAAAATCCGAATCTTCAAACCAATAGATTTCATCACCTATCTGATGCCATCCAGTTAGCAGGTGGTCTTCATCATATTCCCCTTTGATGTAGCAGAAGGTGTTATCACCTTCTTGGATCCATTCATAGGGACTTTCAGCGTATACTGGTCTGGTCAGCACCACAGACAGCAGTGCTATCACAATAAGTTTCTTCATACCTTGATACCTGTACTTTCTTCAAACCTGCGTCTGCTGATGAAATATGTCCATCTGTTGTCACTGGTCTGGACTGCAAAACCGAATGGAAACCTTTCCTTCTGAAGTCCGATCCTGATAAACTGTTCGGACACACCCATCAATTCAGCGCACTTTTTAACTGTCAGTCTTTCTGTCATAATCTTCACCGTCCTTGATCTGCAGGAAGTCCTTGATTCTTGCTTTCTGCGCTTCTGCTTTCCGGTTTCCATTCAGGATGTCTGACACATAACCAACAGACAGATCCAGATTGTTGGCAAGATCTGTCAGTGTCATCCCCCTGTCAATCAACGCATGTCTGACTGCCTTTTCGAATTCATTCATCGGTTCACCCCCTTTCTATTCGTGCGAAAAATTTTCACAATCCTGAAGGATTATGATATTATTAAGATTAAAACCTGTTCACTGCTGACTGTTGAATCTGTTCAGCAGGAACATCTTAATTGTACTGCTTTGTTGGGAAATGTAAACATTTTCTGCTGAATTTATTCACAATGCACCTAATGAGTGCATAGAAAGAAGGGATCATGTTTAGTACAGAAAGATTTAATGAATTGTTGAAAGAAAAGAATTTGTCCAGAAGGGAAGTAGAAAGAAGATCCGGTCTTGGGACTGGTACAATCACCAAATGGAAGACCAAAAATCCAACAAACCAGAATCTTCAGAAAGTTGCAGATGTCCTGAAAGTATCTGTTGCTTACTTAACAGGTGAATCTGATTTCAGGTCAGAACAGGATGCAGTGATCCACAGATGGAATGAACAGATGTCTGCAGGTCTTGTTGAAGAAGTCAGAAAAATTGAAGCAGGGATCAGGATTCCTGTCCTTGGATCTGTCCCCTGTGGGATCCCCACAGAAGCAATAGAATTTTTGGACACAGATGAATGGGAAGAAATATCTGAAGTGATGTCCAGATCCGGATCATACTTTGGTCTGAAGGTCAAAGGTGATTCTATGTCCCCAAGGATCCAAGAAGGTGATGTCCTGATAATCAGACAGCAGGAAGAAGCGCAGTCCGGTGACATCGTTATTGCAAGGATCAATGGTGATGAAGCTACATGTAAACGCTATATTAAACATGATAATGGTATTGTCCTGCAGTCTTTTAATCCTGCTTATGATCCAATGTTCTTTTCAAACGCAGAAATCCAACAGATCCCTGTCCAGATCGTTGGAATTGTGGTTGAAAACAGACAGAAACTTCATTAGCACGAACACCACCAAGAACACCAGAAAACCGCATAGAATCAAGGTTTTTCAGCACCTTGTTCTTGGTGTTCTTGGTGTTCTTGGTAAAACGCTTCTTTATATTTTTAAAGGTGAATGTTGAAAAAATATAAAATATATATAGTAGTAACAAGCAAGAACACCAAGAACAGGACGAACAGAAATGAAATTACCAAATGGTTTTGGATCGGTTTATAAGCTGTCCGGAAACAGAAGAAATCCTTGGTGTGCAAGGAAAACAACCGGATGGAATGACAAGGGACAACCTGTCTATAAATTTGTTGGATACTACAAAACAAGGAAGGACGCACTGACTGCACTTGCTGAATATAATAAAGATCCCTATGACCTGCACCACGACACAATAACTTTTCAGGAAGTGTTTGATCTGTGGTCAGCGGAACACTTCCAGAATGTGTCAGAATCCAACATCAGAGGATATAAAGTGTCTTACAAAATTTGCGCAGATCTCTATAATATGCGGATGACTGACATCAAACTGGATCACCTGCAGAAAGTAGCAGATCAATCAGGTAAGCACACACCCACCCTGAAGAAACTTAAGAATATGCTTGGTCTGATGTGGGATTATTGCGTCAAACATGAAATCCTTCCACCAGACAAAAGACAGATCATCAGATATCTGGATATAACCAAAGGTGGAAACCCAAATAAATTGAACAGGACTGTTTTCAGCAGGGAAGAAATAGACCTGCTGTGGTCTGTTGCAGATCAGGATCCAAGATATCAGATTCCCTTATTCCTGATTTATACTGGTCTGCGGATCGGTGAAATGTACAACCTGAAGAAGACTGATATTTCCCTGTCTGACCACGTTTTTCAGGTCACAGAAGCAAAAACAAGCGCAGGTGTTAGAGAAGTACCCATTGCTGATAAAATCGCTCAAATCGTCAAATTCAGGATTTTTTCAACAGAATCAGATTATCTGTTTTCCAACACAGAAGGAAAGAAATTCACAGACAAATTCTTCAGGGATCATTGGTGGACACCCATGATGAAAGACCTGCAGATGTCCCACCTGCCCCATGACACCAGACACACCTGTGTGTCCCTGCTGACAGAAGCGCGTGTTGATGAAAGAATCATCAAACAGATCGTTGGTCACAAAGGTCTTGGTGTCACCCAAGCTGTGTACACCCATCTGAACAGGGATGTAAAACTGGAAGCGATCAACCGGATATAATAAGAAAGACCACAGGTGTTTAACCTGTGGTCTTTTTGTGTTTTCAGATCCTATGAACCAGTGTCCTGATGTGTAACTTCTGAATGTTGTATCCACCTGCTGTGATGGATTCCACCCTTGCGGATCCTTCAGATCCTGTCACCACACCATTGATACAGATCCCTTCCCATTCGTTGGCATTGGTGACATATAACCTGCAGTCTGTGACATCCTTGCAGATGTCCTTAACCCTGATCCAAAGGTTGTTGACCAGTGCATCTGCAGTTCTGACATTCTTTTTGTGTGTGGTCTGCTGATCTTCATAGACTGCAAAATCATAAGCGTTATAACTGAATTTCTTGACGAATTCCTTATAACCAAGTTCCTGCAGTTTCTCTTTCAGAAAACCCTTCCTGATTTCATCGTTCTTATCAAACGCTTCCACCAGTCTGGTCTGGTAGTCCTTCAGGACTGCAGGTGTGTCATCCTGTTCTTCCTTCTGGATCTGTTCATCCAGTTTGGTCTGCCACTTCAGGACGATTGCTTCTTTCTCGGTGATCGCTTTCTTGGTGTTCTGGATCGCTTCTTGCACATCGGACAGATCGCACATCTTCCAATAACAGTCATCGTGTTCCGGTGTCCCCTGCTTCTGGTAGCGATCCCCATCCGGATCCCATCCCCTGTCAAGGATCTGCTTCCGGATCTTCGCTTCCTTCTTCAGATGTCTTTCCAGTGTTCCCTGCTTCTTGGTCACTGCTTCCTGCGCTTTCTGCAGTCTTGCTTCTAAATCCTGTCTGGTCATCTCTGTGTCCCCTTTCTTTAATGTAGCGTTTTTATTTTAGTTTACCACCCAATAGGTGCTGAAGTCAATCATCACTTGCGAAAATTTTCTGCTGAATTTATTGACAACACCCACCCAAAAGGTGTAAACTAAAAACAAAAACGCTGAAAACAGTCAACACCTACTGAAGAAAGAAGGTACAACATGGAAAGATTAGAAGTTAAGTTGGTCATCGACAACACCACCTACATCAATGAATGGTATATCAAGGTGAATCAGGATGGTCAGGAATGTATCTGGAAGAAGTCCACCAAGGTCAAGGATGGTCAGGAAGAAGTCCTGCAGAACAGATTCTATCATGACGCATCCCACAGACCCAACCTGCAGGATCCTGATGAAATCCACCAGTATCTGGTTAACTTCCTGCATGGTATTGAAGACAGTCAGAAGGAAGACATTGATCCTGACGATTCCTTTGAAACCATCATCACCTTCCATGATGGTTCTGATCCGGTCTATGAAGTGTATGAAGACAACATGGAAGACCTGCGCAGGAAGGTCAAAGCGATCCAGAAGAAGTGTCAGAAGTATGGTTGTGACTTCCACTATGAAGAATGTGGTGAAATCATCAAGGAAGTTGAAGATCCGGATGGTCAGAAGATCCTTTGCAAGTTCATCAAGGTCAAAGCACATGGTACTGCAGTTATCAACAACTGGTCTTTTGTAGCATCTGTTGAACATACTGATGCAGGGAACATCTTCAGCAAAGCTATGACTGATCTTGAAATCCCTGCAAGGTATAGGACAGCACCCTGCACCTGTGAACACTGCAAGACCAACAGGATCCGCAAGGACACCTTCATCATCTACAACAATGAAACCAAGGAATTCATGCAGGTTGGTAAGACCTGTCTGAAGGATTTCACTGGTGGTCTTTCCGTTTCCGGTGCTGTCTGGTTTGCATCCCTGAAAGACATCTTTGAAGAAGCGCAGACCAGACCTGCAGGATCTTATATTACAAGATACTTTGATCCTGTGGAAGTCCTGCAGTTCACTGCAGAAACCATCAGACATTATGGATACAGCAGGGATGAAACCAAGGACAAAATGCTGACATTCTTTGATTTTTCCCATGGTATGACCAGATACTGGACACAGGATCATAGGGATCAGATCAGATCCACCATGGAAAGGATCGGTTTTGATCCGCAGTCCCCTGAAGCTGTCCAGATGACCAAGGATGCACTTGCATGGATCGCAGGTCAGGAAGCAAGCAATGACTACATGCACAACCTGAAGACAGTCTGCAGTCTGACAGCAGTACGTGAAAAACACTTTGGTCTTCTGGTTTCCCTGTTCCCTGCTTTCAACAGGGATCTGGAAAGACAGGAAAGACAGAAGAAGGAAAGACAGTCCAAGCATGTTGGTCAGATCGGTGACAGGATTGATATCAATGTTGAATCCTGCAGATGCGTCACATCTTGGGACACCATGTATGGTGTGACTTACCTTTACAAGATCACAGACACTGATGGGAACATCTACATCTGGAAGACATCCAAGTGTATTGATGAAGACATCAAGGGACTGAAGGGAACAGTCAAGGATCACAGCGAATTCAGGGACACCAAGCAGACAGACCTGACCAGATGCAAGGTCACAGCATGAACACACCAACATCCTGCAGGGACACAGATCCCTGCAGGATCACCACAGAAAGGAAGGTATCACTATGAAATGGACAAAAGAAATCCACATAACCGGATTCAGGTTTGTGAACAAAAAGTTTGTTGAAGTCAGGGAAACTGTTTACAAGTCAGATCAGGGACATGTCATTGTCAAGGATCCCCACAATGAATACTGGTTTGAAAACCATTTGTTCAGCAGGTTGAAGGATGCCAAAAACTATGTGGAAGGGAAAACCGATCCTGCTTTGAAGATTGCAGATGGTAAATGGGAAAGGGTGAAATGATGGAAAGAATTAAGAACAAACAGACTGCAAGGAAGTTATTCATGAATGGTCAGACAATTTATCTGTTCCCTTGTAAAGCAAACATCCATTGTGTTTATTGGGAAGGTGGTTATCCGATCAGCAGGGAAGATGGTTATTTTGATAGACTGGTCAGATCCTACGAATACTATAATTGCAACAATGAAACCGGATATTATGCACACTACTATGTCAAGGAAGAAGGTGAATCATGAAAACTGTAAAAACTTATATCGTTTATTGGAAGGATCAGGATGGAAACGGACACACAGAATAGTTCCAAGCACTGTCAGCAACAGACGCTGTTTATTGGTTAGGTGTCCCTGAAGATCAGGTTGTTGAAGTTGCTGTTGTCCTGAAGGACTGGAAGCGCAGTAAATCATGAAAGAAGGTGGAAAGAATGATTGATAGACTGATGTTATTGTTTGAAGACCTGATTGTGTTTCAGCATGATCTGGAAACTGTCAGACCTGACTTGGTTGACGATATGGACAAAATCACAGGTGATCTGGAAAACTTTATTTACAAGATGAAAGAAGGTGGAAAGAATGACGATACTTGAAGCAAGACAGGAAGCAGGACTAACACAGAAGCAGGTATATGAAAAGATTGGTGTCCCTGTCAGGACACTGCAGAATTGGGAAGCAGGGATCCGGATCTGTCCACAGTATGTGGAAGATCTGATTGTTGAGAAGTTATTATCATTGAAGAAGGAAGATGAACATAAATGACATACACACAGCATTTAATCAAAAATTGGAAAGTAGCATTTCACGCACTACACGACTTCTTTGCACATTTTATTCACGGACTGATCCCATGGATAAAGATAAGACACCATCAGCCATATCAGGAATGATGAAGATTTTCTTGTTACTAACCTGTTACTAACAGGGACAAATTCATAACACTGGAAACGCAAAAAGACCGCAGAAACACTTAGTTTCTGCGGTCTTGTTATTATGCAGAGGATAATTTAAAGCCTGATAAAATCAAGGTTTTTCTGCGTTTTGTTACTAACCTGTTACTAATCAGGACACAGTCCTGTTGACCTGTTTCTGGATCTGTTCCCACAGATCAGGGAAATCTTTCTTTCTCTGTTCCAGATCCCCATGCTTACCAGACCAGACTTCATGTGCATACTTCTTGATGTCATTGACCATTTCCTGCACTTCACTGCGATAATCAAAATGACCTGCTTTGTAGAAATCGTTAATGGTCAGATAACCTTCAAGGATAGCATCTGCAGACCACTGCAGGAAGTATTTATGATCCCTGCACATCTTATCAACCATCTTCTGGATTTTCTCATAATGGTTCCCGAAGTGATCCTGTCTGGTTTCCTTTTTCCCATGTTTTTCAAGCATCACTTCCACTGCAAAATGCTGATCCCATTTTTCATCCGGAACAATGCAACAGAAGATCTGACCACCCCAAGGATAATGTCCACCATTAGACAGGACACCAGATCTGTTCTTGGTTTCCTTATACTGGTCATATCTCATGGATCCATCACTCTGTCTGTGATATCCCCCTTCTTCATTACATGACCAGACCCACCCATCACCTGCAGACACACAGCAGTTTGACCACTGGATATAGACCACACCACGCTGTTTTAACCAGTAAGGAAGGTCTTTATATTTGCAGTTCGTCCAGATCACCCTGCAGTGTTTTAAGTTGGATCTGCCAAACATCGCATCATCAATTTTCTTGATAGATGAATAACTGATCCCTTTTGTGGGAACATGCCCGATCTTTTTTCCAACATCAAGACATCCTGCAAGTTGTAGCGCAACAGATCCAGAAGATGAACAACTGATGGATCTGTTCTTGACCATTTCATTCCAACTTGCTATTGGACTGTGTTTACATTTGATTTTAACGACTTCTTTAAAGACCTTTTCAGCTCCGTCACCTGTTCTTTTAAGATAGTTGATACACTGGAAACCCACAGGTTCACCCCCTTTTTCAACATCATATCTTGGGACAGCAAAACCCCTGATGGTCTTTACACCAACAGGGATTGTCCTTCTTCCAACTGCATCATTTTTGTTTCCTTCAATCACTGTGATTGTTTTTCCATCACAGGATTCCACGATCCCAACATGATCTGCATAACCAACAGTGTCACCTGATTTCTGCACATCGTCCCAATCATAAAAAATGATGTCTGCAGGATCCGGAACAAAAGTATCCTTTTCCACCCAAACACCAAGTTTCTTGAACAGTTCAATGTGTCTTTCACATCCACATTCTGTTGGAATAATGTCTGTCATCCCTGTTTTGATAGCGCAAGCAGACACAAACGCAGAACACCATGAATCCTTGTACGTCAGCTTATAACCCCTTGCAAGCGGTGTATGACTGTTGTATGTGTCAATGATGGTCTTGAAAGATCCATCCGATTCCTTCAGACCTAACCATGATTTAGCCTGATTAAGCAGTCTGGATCTTGTCCTGTTTCCGGTCTTGACTTCTTCGGGGACACCATACAGATGATTAAGATCCACATCACCATGTATTCCGTTAACCCTGCCAACATTAGTAAACTGACACAGATAACAAGGATATGCAGGTTTTCCTGTGGTATAGTGCGCTAACCAGAAGATGTATTTATCAATCAGGGACTTGTCATAATAGTTTTTATAATAGTCCTGATTTGCATAGATCCCTGCCCTATATCCCTGTCTGGTGATCTCTTCGCAGAATACCTTGGTGTGTTCCATACACTGTTTTTTACCAAGGTTCACACCTGCTTTTTTCGCTTTGTTGACTGTGTCATATTCAAAATCAAAGAAGATGATAGTGTTCTTGGACAGACCTGCTTTCTGAACATTCTTAACTGCAAGGACTGCTTCTTGCTTTGCCTGATCTGCGTTTAAAGCATAGCTGAAATGATAAACACCAAGAACAGGGATCCCTGCCTTGGTGCTTCCTTTAACATATTCAAAAAACCTTGTGTCTGTAGTCTGTCTATACCCTTCACGCAGGATCACAAAATCCAGTTTGACTTTATTCCAGTCAATATATCCCTGATGGTATGATAAATCAGCACCAAGTTTCATAGCTTATCCTTTCTTTGGTTCTGTGTATGTCATTGCCCTGTCACTGTCAGACACACCTGCTGTGGTGGGATCGTTGATACAGTTCCACACACTGACCACAATGCACCCCAAAACATAAGGATTGCTGACAGCAGACAGGATCAGATCACCCACCGCTGTCCATGTGGTCAGATCCTGCAGTGTCAGACCTGCATAGGTCAGGACAGGCATGACCACAGACAGGAATAACTGCGCTAAAAACACAGGATTTTTAAATCTTACTTTCCAATTTATCTTCATAACTGATCCACCCTTTCTTTCAGTGTCCGGACTTCACCTTCAAGGACTGACACCCTTGTGTCAATGTTCTGAAGGTCTTTATTCAGGGACTTGATGTCTGTCCTTGTTTCACTGGTAGTTGTACAGACCTGATCCAACTTCATGTTGGCTTTTAACAAGGATTCTCTGATTGTGTTCATCTTCAGGTCATCTTCCTTCAGGTTCTGTTTTTCGTCTTTATCTGTGTTGTGTAAATAGGTAAGAACACAGACCACAAGTGATAAAAATGAGATAATCCAAGGGATATATTGTGTCATTGTTTCCTTCCTTTCTTAAATAGTCCATAATGCCTGTCCTCTTTGCTTATCCCCGGCATGTTAGGATTGCCGGGGGTTGTTATGTTGCGTGTATGATTTTCCATCGAAGATATTCTCCTCGGAATTGATATGCTGAACTGTAAGAATATCCTCCGTTAGGTGATCCAGTATAGCCTGCGAGGACTAAAATGCAGTCACAGTCTACATCGTACATGAACCTCACATGGTCATATCGGTAATGTAGTGTGGTATTTTTTGTCACTTGGACGGAAGTCGGAAGATTTGTTGTGGGATTGCGGAATCCAAGCCACCTTCCCGACCCAACACCTTCAACGATAACTTTATCCCCTGTTTTGACTTCTACATATTTTGCGTTAAAAATATTGTCTGGATTACCCTCGATAGGATACAGAATGCCATCCCACTCTTCTTCGATAGTCACATCACTGTATCCGTCAAACTCGTCAGGCGTGAATGTCGCATTACTCTGCGTCAGGCTGTCAATGGTCAGCGGTCGCAGGTCAGGAGCAGGCGCAGGATTGACCGTAATGTCCTCTCTCACCAACTTATCCTTTGTCTCAAGCACCAGTGTCTGGTCTGACGGTGTAACTTCCGTTGCCCCTGTGTATTCATCAGGAGCCACGATTCTATCTTTATAATGCGATACAGACAGGCGGAAACGGCAATCTTCTGGTCTTTTTACAGACCACTTGACCTTGTGAACGCAAGTCATGTCATCACCTCATCATATTCTGTCTTGCCGACCTCAAACCGCTTTTCGCCCTGCCAGACCCTTGTGCCTGATTCGGTGACGGTTTCCAGTACCATCTTTACGGGCATTTTTGTTGACCACGATAAAGTTGTTTCCTGTCCTATCAAATACTGGTATTCCTGCACCTGTGTGTCGGGGTCAGTGACCAGAGTAAAATCTTCAAGATGCAGTTGTGTTTCCTGCTGTCCGTGCTTTATGGTCAGCACAACATCTGACAGGTCAGTGACGGGGAAATCGTCTGCGGAGATGCTGATGAGCATCGTCTCACCTCTATGGATCTCTTCTATCATTCCGTCACCCCCTTACAATGTCATCAAAAACCGCCTGAGCGCATGATAATAGAGATTCTGCGATTGAGCGGTACTGATATGGATGTTGTCGGGCAACATGCTTTTAGTGATTCCAGATTCTTTCCACATATCGCAGTAAGGCACAGCATAGTCATCCAGAGCAAGCACTTGCAACATGATTTCCCTTGTTTCAGACACATTCCGACCATAATTACCATTCCACGTAGACTGCGGTGGCAGAACAAAACCAATGCAGGTATTCGGGAGTTTCTCGCGGCATTTTTCGATACAATATTTCATCGCACCAACCGTTGTTCCTGTGTTGGCAGATGTATCATCAATGTTGCCTATGACCGATGTGCCGCCATTTGAGCCGTATTCAAAAAGAATATAATCCGGCGCTTCTCTCGTCTCCGCATCCACCTCAGAAATGAGCGTATCGAGCATGTAGACCCCGTTATGAGTGGAGTCATCCACCGACCCACCTGTGCAGATATGTGTTCCCGATTTGGCACGATTATCGAGGTCAAGAAAAAACTCTTTTGCGATTTTGGACAAGGGCAGGTTGCTGTTGTAACTGCGTCCGCCATACTGGTCAAGCAGGGAATCACCGAATACGACTACATCGGCCCCCATAAGCGGATTGGAGTTGAAGGGATTGCTCAATGGTGCGTCTGTTACGTCCACCATTCGCAGATTTCCTTTGGTGTATGCTTTCCCGAAAAACGATACATCCCATCCAGACACATGCGTATCTGCCGACATACTGCTAAGTGCCGTTGCTCTGTCCGTAGTGGTGTTGCTGGTCTGCCAGATTTCGAATGCGAGGTATTTAGGGTATGACGATGCAACCACAGAAGCGTCAAAAACATAATGCTTTTTAGCTGTCAGTACAGTAGCATTTCCAAGTTTACGCATAAAATGATATGGAACACCGTAATCCGTACCACCGACAGTTTTTGGCGGAATGGTGTTGCCTAAAATATCGTCCGTGTAAACGCCGTACACATTTAAAGAGTCGCTCATAAGAGTGCTTTCAAATTCCGCCCGGTGAAAATAATAAGTTTTGTCAGGGTAGAAAGGCACTACGACAAGACCTCTGAGCCTTGCTGTGCTTTCTGGATACGCAAACCCGATTTGGAAATCAATGTCGGCTAATCCAACGTCCGTGACCAATTCTGACGCATCGTTTGAAGGTCTCCATGTATCGTATACAAAAGTGACCTCAAGGTCAGCCGAGTATGGAAGCATCATACGAAAATATTTATATTCTCCATCTCCATACATGTGTGTTTCCACCATCTCGTTAACGGGATATGTCATCTTGAATAAGTGTGAAAAAGCACAGTTAACAGGATTCGCAAAATCCTCCGTAGCAGAACACATCTTACTACCGTTAGCATTGCAGGAAACCGCCTTATTGAGAATAATATACTGTGGAGTCTCCATAACCTCTGTCTTACATAAACTCCCGCCTGCGTTATCAGACCAATTCCAATTACATCTCGTAAGGGATGGCGTCACATATGTGTATTCATGTCTTTCCGTATCGCTTCCGGATTCAATCGCCGTCACTCTATCAGCAAGCGACTCGACATCGTCAGTATCAGCTTTATCTGCCAGTGCATCCCCAACCGCTTTTGCGTCTGCCGCTTTGCCATGCTCTGTCAGAGTATCATCTACCTCAATGGTAATATCCGCAAGCGCATCCCCCACAGCCTTTGCATCTGCAAGTTTCCCCTGTTTGGAAAGTGTGCTATCAATGACACCAGAAGCAAGTTTTGCAACAGTGATCGATCCATCTTGTACTGTGGTTGTTGCTTCCGGATGGTCTTCCAACCATTCAGATATATATGTTTCAACCTGTGTGTCTGTAGCTTCACCATCCTGAACAACAAAAAATGTAGTGTTATCACCAACAGTTATATTGACCTGTGTCCCACCTGTTACTGATTCTGTGGTGATAACTGGTGTGATTCCTGCAGATGCGTCAATATAACACTGATTGATAGCGTCATGGATCGCTTTCCTGACGTCTTTACCATAGACAGCCTGAAGGATCTGACGCAGGTATTCTTGTATGCTTGACATAATCATCCCCCTTTCTTTTCTGAACCGATCTGATAGTCTGTCAGTCCCTTCAGGACTGTCCCAAATGTAAATTCGTCCTGTGACGGATCGTCAAAGTGTAACTGGATCTGTGAACACATAAAAAATGTGTCCAGACCATGCGGTATGGACACCACCTTGACACTGTCACCTAACCGGATCCTGCTGACATCCACATCAACATAATGCAGATCCACAGCTTTAATGGTCAGGGAAGATGACAGGATGATATTTTGTTGCAGATATGCAGTCCCCTTGGTCAACAAGTTCTGTGGAAGCGTTACATCATCCCACACTTGGAATTTCCAGATCCTTCCAAAGAAAGATATTCCGGTCTGATCTTCAATATAGTCCAGACCACCATTCACAGATTTGATATCAATTCTGCTTTCAGATCCTTCAATTTTTGATCCGTATGGGATCAGGACTGTGAACACATCTTCACCAGTAATGTATTCACTGATATCCAGAAGATTTTCCCTGAAGTCAATGGTCTGGTCTGACACACTGGTATAACTGTTGGAATACTTGCATGTAATGGTTCCATCGTTAACATAATCAATAATGAAATAACCACCAAGTCCATCATTTCCCAACAGTTTATTATTCAGTTCAGTCAGGATCTGGACAGGATCTTGACTGGATCTGACAATGGTCATGTTGGGATCTTCAACCGGATCTGCATCAATGGTATAGATCACCCTTCTATTTTCGTCCACCTGACTGTTCTGTGTATCCAACAATAATTTGAAATAATCCTGAACAGATCCGGTGTAACTGTAGGGACGCATTACACCATCCATCAGGAAAGACAGCGCACCTTCACAGTATACCTGCTTCCTGTTGTAGAAATCCCTTTCATCATGCAGGACACGACCAACAAACAGGATTTCACCTTCATCATCCACTGCCTTGATTGTGGTCTTCAGTTTATCGATCAGACCATAACCAATATTTGAAGGTGGAAGCAGGAATTCAAGCGATCCTGCTTTGTTGACTTCCAGATTCAGGACAGGTGACAGCAGAATATATTTTTCATCGTACTGAAGTTTGGTGTCATAAATAAGGACACCATCCGCATAAATCTTATACATCACAACCTTCCGTTTCTGTAATCCACCGTCACTGTCCCCTTGACATCATAAACACTGATCGTATTAGTTCCATTTTTAAACATAATGTCACTGTTCTTCGTAGCAACACCATCATCAAACCAATAAAACTTCCCACCATGGAAGACCTTGATCTGATCCGCACTGTCCAGATGGAATGTGAATGTGGGAATGACTTTCTTTCTTTCACACTGAAAGTTTAGATTCTGGAAAGTCCTTCCTGCACCTGCAGGATCAAAAGGAATGTCCCTATAATCAATAATCCGGTCTGTTTCAAAATTGAATGGATCCCACAACCAGTCTTCTGTGGTGGATTGCATCCTATACTTATAAGGATCCACATCTGCTGTGATTGTGATAACAGAAGTCCTTTTATCAGATTCCCATTCATTCACAGTCACCCTTCCGATGTAATAATAGGAAGGATCTTCATCCAGAATGATTTTCATCCGCTGACCATGGATCCTGTCAAGGATTTCTGAATAGATCATTGACCATCTGTTTCTTGCGTCAATGACATTGAATTCAAAAACAATTTCCCTGTTATAATAAGGGACGTTTCCGATCAGTGATTCTGTCAGGTCAATCTGTCCATCAGATGCAGGGATATCAACATATACATATTTTGGTTCAGGTGGACTGATCTGTGGTCTTGATTTCAGGATCAATCCCCAATCTTCATAGCTGTGTCTTGTTCCAAAAGTCACACCATTCAAATCAGTTCCCCCTTCCTTTTTGTGCGTATGTTTTACCAAGTTTCCTGTCAATCATTGGTGTAATTTCACCCACCAATGCACCTGTGTCTGTTACCATCTGCATGGATTCAAATTTAGGGAAGTATGTGGAAAACATCCGCATAAATCTGGACATCCAAGATTCAAACGCTTCAAGCAGTTCATCCCTTCCAGACGCTGTCCGGATGTCATTCATCAACTGCTGATGACCATAGATCATTTCATTCCCTGCTTCCCCACCTGCCATCAGTCTGGATCCATTCATTCCAAAGATTGTTGGATCAGTCATCAGATAGGGATCTTCCATTGCTTTCTTATACCAGTCAATGCTGATCTTGGGAACAGAAGGTGGCATTAAACTGAATTTTCCAGTCATGCTGAAATGTGGCATTTTCAGTTTGGGAAGTGACCAACTGAAGTCAAAAAATCCTTTGATTTTATCAATAGCACTTTTCACAGCGTCTTTAGCATCATTCATTTTGTCAGTGAATTTATTTTTGATGCTATTGAGTTTATCTGTTACAGTGCTTTTTGCGCTTTCCAGACCACCAGAAATCTTGGATTTTACATCATTGATCTTGTTACTGACTGTGGTCTTGATGTCATTCCACTTATCAGTGAATTTCTGTTTGATATCATTGAGTTTGGTTGTAACTGTGGTTTTAATGTTATTCAGAATGTTTGTAATTGTGGTCTTAACACTGTTGATAGCGTTCGAAACGATCTTTTTGATAGTGTTCCACAGTTTTGTTATAAAGGTTTTTATGAAATTCCAAACTTTTTTCCAAACACTTTGAATAACATGCAGACCAAGATTAATGATAGATCCGACAATCCCGATACCTGCAGACACAATATTCTGGATCCCTGTCCAGATCGTTTGTGCAAGGTTCTGGATCTCTGTCCAAGCTGTTGACCAGTCACCATTGATGATAGCTGTGACCACCCTGATGATACCTGCTATAACATCAAGCGCAGTCTGGACTATGGTCTGGATCCAGTTAAATGTGTTCGAAAAGATGTTTATAATATCTGTTCCAAAAGTGTTCCAGATCGCTGTGGCAATGATGACAAAACCAGATATAACCAATCTAATTTTTTCAATGACCGCTTCAATCAGTCCCCTGACCGCTTCAACCACAGATCCAATCTTGGTCTTGATCGCTTCCCACGCTGTGTTTACCTGCGCCCTGAATTTATCATTGGTCTTATACAGTCTTGCGAAAATCGCAATAAGCGCAGTCACCACAGCAATGATGATAGTAATAGGATTAGACAGGACACCAAGGACAGATGTTAAGATCGTAGCACTTCCTTGGATCTTCCCAATCCAACTTACAACAGATCCAATCAGGCTGATGATCTTACCACCAACGATCAAAACAGGTGATAATGCTGTCAGGATCCCAAGAAAAGCACCAATGACAGTTTTTATAACCGGACTTAATCCATTAAACCATGTTGTCAGTTTTTCGATACCCAACGACACCTTATCAATAACTGGTGTCAGTGCCACAAGTAAGGATGTCCCAAGTTCAATACCAGAATTCTTAACCCTGTTCAGGGATCTGCTGATTTTAGCTGATGGTGTGTCCAGTTTTTCCAATGCCTGACCAACATCATCAGTTTTATCTTTCATGGTGCTTACAGTGTCATTAAATTCATCAACACCACCATTCAGGATCGCAAGACCTGCTTTACCTGCTTCTGCTGATCCCCATAATTCATTGTATGCAATGTTGTTTTCGTCAGCATAATCCTTTGTGATCTGCAGGACATCCGCA